GCAACGCGCACTAAACCGCCACGCATATTCTCCGACAGCGAGCCATACGCCTTGGTGTAATAGTAATCAGCCTTGGTAATCTGGTCTGTGATTGGCTCGGCAAACTCAGCCGCCAGCGCAGTCTTTAGCAGGCGCACAAAATATGGCGGGAATACGGCAGGCTCTGGCCGGTACTGGTAATCAATCCACACCTCTTCCAGATTTGTGTACAGGCCACCGGCATAAAACTCATAGTCGCGCACAGTGTTTGAGCCAACAGAGCCTGATGCAAACACAGCCTTGGGGTTGCCAAGCACATCGCCGGGGATCTGATATTTGTATTTCCATTCATTAATGGGTGTGTCGGCAAGCTGTGCCAGCTTCACCTTTTTTAACGTCCAACTGTATGGGTACTGCATTAGCAGTGTGTCGCGCACATCGTCATACAAACGATCCGCAACCTGTGCCTCATCGGTGCCAGTAGCAAACGATGAAAGCGGAGCAGCGCCAAGCATGATCAGTGCGTCCGAACATATTGATAGTTTGGTATCACCAGACGCCATTGCGCTACTCCAAAATGAGAAAAGATGGGGCCGGTTGCCCGGCCCCTATCCGATTAGTCGCCGTCTGTGTTAGCCAGAACTGTGCCGTCAGTTACGTCAACAACGCCAGAAGCGTTTGTCAGAACGTAGTTTAGAGACACAACTTGCGTGCCGCCTGTTGACGAGCGCACAACGATTACATCACCAACCGCCAGAGTGTCTGACAGGTCATTAAAGTAACCTTCGGTGTTAACATCTGCAACGGCGTCTGTCGTTGCGTAAGAGTACAAGCTAGGTGCTACACCCTTTTTAGAAGCGCCAATTACGCCCCATCCATCTGCTGAAAAAGCCATTTGTCAGTCTCCTCTCTATTCAGTCGCTGAGATTTTGACAATGCCATCGTCATCAATAGCAACCGCACCAGCGGAGAACATTGAAGAAACGAGGAATGACGTTTTCTCAGGAACATAGTTGATTTCTGACTTTTGGTTCATGCCGATGCCCATACCAACTGCATCGCGGTGGAACGCAAAGCAGGTGCGAGTTGACGGCAGTGGCAGGCCACCCTCGTCACGATCACCAAGGGTGATGAACTTGAAGCCGAGGAAAGTGTCGATCTCACCTGTAGACAGAGCCTTAACAGTAGCAAAATCACTAGATGTTAACTCAGTCTCGTCAAGCAATGCTGACAATCCATTTGCATGAATTACCATACAACGGCCCTCTGATGGCACGTTCTTTGTATCCAGAGCCTTTTTAGCTGCAAGCAGCTTGGCAAGGTTCATATTAGTGCCTGCGCCACCAACTGATGTGGCAACGGTTGATGGTGAGGAAGCTGCATTGAGCGCATCAATAACTAGCTGATCCATACGACGCCCGATTGCGTTTGACACGACTTGTACCAATTCACGGCGCTCATCAAAGTTGACTTTTTGCTGTGAGAAGATATCGCTATATTCCGCAGCAATGTAGTCGCTCATTGTGGCTGTGATCTGTGAATAGGTCACGTTAAGTGGTGTTACGTCAGTTTGCGGTACGCGAACTGTTGCGGTGCCTTTTCCAATTTTAGGAAACTTCACCTGATTGCCTTCAACATTTGTCCGTTCGCGGGTTACGCCAGCCAGCTTACGAGAAGCCTGATATGCCTGCTTAACCTCGGCATCGAACAACTGTACAAAAGCGTTGGAAATGCCTACTGCCATTTTCCTATTCCTTTTGAAAAGTTAAAACACGATTTAGCGCCTAGCAGGTATCCTTTCGGGCTGCGGCTTGGGCATATACGCTACGCCCCCAAGCGGGGTTGACAGGTCGCAAAGCGGGTGTCCGTCAAGGGGGATTATATGACAAAAGGCGGGGACTGTAAACAACCCCCGCCCCAATGCTAGATGGCGCTGTATTCTTGTGAGCCATAAGCCTTTTCAAATGCCTTTTCGACCTTGGCGCGGAACGCCGGATCGGTCTGATACTCAGGCTTGCCAACCATCGACATTAGCTCATCCTTGGACGGCGCACCGTCTACCGGGCCAATGTCAACCGGGATTGGCTTGTCACCATAGTAGCTGCGAACCTTTTGCAGCGCCTTAATGCCTTGTGCTGTCCCGCCCATAATCTTGAACTCTTCAAAATCATCCGGCCCCCACACGCCTTTGTTGACTAGGCTCTGCGCCCACGTTGTCATTGACTTAATAGTTGCGTCAGCATTTGGGCCTAGCTTTTTGTATTCCTCGTCATGCGAGATAGCAGCCTCTTCATTTTGTAGGCCAGCCATTTCGATAAACTTTTCAGCCAGATCATTAAACGCTGACTGGCTGACGCCATTGCTTTTGGCCCATTCCCGGTACGTTGAATAAAGCTCATCGTCCTCTGGAATGCCAGCATCTGTGAAGACAGACTGATCATACTCATCTGGTACCTTATGCTGACCTTGCGAAAATTTCTTTTGCAACTCAGTGTAAGACTTAACCAAATTTTCAAGATCAGGGCCATCTTCATCGTTCCAAAATTTTTCTGGGAAATAATCTGGCCGGGTAAACTCGACCTCGTCATCTTCTGACGCCACAGTAACGCTATCAACCGATGGCTCTGCGTCTGGTTGTAAGTGTGGAATAGACTGCTCTTCTGTTTGCTGCTGGTTATCGTCACCCTCTGCTGTGGCATCGGCCAGTAGCCCTTCAGTTTCGCTCATAGTTCTCTCGCTCTTTTAATGCGTCGCTCAATTTCTCGAACCAGACTATTCTGGCCCTCTCTGGCATAGCCGTGACTTGCTTCCTCGCCGGGATACCAAGTCGGCTGCTCTATTGTCATAGAACGCAAATGGGTGAGCAACTTTTGCCCATCGTCACTGCCAAACACGCGCAGATACAAACGATCTACGTCATCCTTGTCTACCTGTTGTTTTTTGCCGATCTCAGGGTTTGCGTCCTGTAGACCGTCCCAACCTTCTGGGTTCATTGTCTATATTCCTTCTGGTGGTGCTTCTTGCGGTGCTGCGCCTTGTGCTTGCGCCTGCGCTTGCATCTGCATCATCTGCTGCGCCTGCTCCATCATTTGTTGACGCTCCTGCGGTGTTGTTCGCAGATCCGCTGGGATGCCCAGCTTGTCAGCAACATAGTCTGGGATGCTGCCGGTCTTCACCGCCATCTGGCCTTCCGGGCCAAGCGCCGATGACATCTGCACCCACTGCATAATCTTCTCGATGTCGCCCATATTCTGTGCCTGCGCAATCGGGCTGATGGGGATAACCTTTACCTCAAGGCCATTGACCTTCAGCGGCATTTCAATCAAGCCGCGATCATCCATCACATACAGGATGCGCGATATCATTGGCACCATAGTCTCGGTGATTAGACGACCAAACGCAGACCCAAGGTTCTGGGCCAACTCTTTCATGCGCTCTGCAATCTCTGTTGCAGACCGGGCCGACATATTGTCTGGCGGCAGTGTGTCATCTAGCAGGATCTTTTTGATGTTCATACGCAGATCATTAATCACAATCTGGCTGACATTGAAATCGCCAGATCGCGGCATCTGCCGCAAGCTCTCACCCTGCGGCCCACCATTACGCGCAACCGGGATGATTGCACCCGGCGCAATGCGAATGGTCTGCGGGTTCAACACACCATCGTCAGCCGCTGTGTAAACGCCAGCAATCGACAGGCTGGCATTCTTTAGCAGCAACTCTAGCGTCTTGTTCAGCGTCTTGATGTCTGGGATGGCTGTGACCAGCGGCCCCCGGCCATACACCTCACCGGCTACCTTCATATAACGCGCAACAATCCACGGCGATGATTTCATGCGGCGCATCAGTAAACCGACTTTGCCCTCGGCCCAGATGACATGATAACAAAAATCGCCCTTTTCGATGTCATACAGTGTGGCCTCAATCAGATCAATCTCTTCAGTAGGCTTCTCATCGATCATACGTTGCAGGCGGTCAGGGATCTCTGCGTCAGTCCAGTGCTGCTGGATAGCCTCGCCCTTGAGCCGCATCCGGCGATAAACATTATCGACCTTGCCGTGTGCGCCCTCTTCAATGCTGACCAGATATTGTGGCACTGCTGTAAACCTAATCGGCGTCATATCATCGCCATCTTGGATTAGCATCACGGCAGTGCCAACTGACAGATCCAGCAGAAACTCACCCATAGCCAAATCAAAATTTGATTGGCGCAAAACCGAAAACATTTTTTCAGAATATACATCTAGCGCAGCTTGCGCCTCAATCCTGCGGTCTTCTGGTATGTCAGCACCCGGCTCTAGGCGGCACCAATTTGCATACGGCGGGAACAGGCCAGACTGGATGCGGTTGGCAAAACGCTGCGTTGCATTGATCGCGGTGCTGTCGAACACGCGAGCCATTTTGTTTTGCCCCGGAGATCCCCCGCCCTCGTAATAGCCATCGTAAAGATTGCGTTGCGGCAAACCGAACTCATAACAATCTTCATAAATTTGACGCCAGTTGTCCTTGCGGCGCTGCGCGGCATCGTGCCGCTTTAGGATTTGCTCAACACTATGCACTAGCTTTGTTCCTTTTGCTTATGGCTGCTGCCTTCTTTTTGGCGTCTGCCTTGGAGCTTGCGCCCCAAGCGCG